AGAATATGGGACTGTGGAAATTGTGTGTATTATATGAAATGAAAAAAGTAAATATTATAAATAAAGTTGTGGTTCACGAGAGTACCAGTCTCTAACCACTCTAATACTAATAGGGAGTATCAGCTTATGATTATTTATCACAAACACCATATCATTCCTCGTCACATGGGAGGAACTGATGATCCTTCTAATCTCATAAAAGTAAATACTGCAATGCATGCCTTTCTTCATAAATGTTTATATGAAGAACATGGCAATCAATACGACTTTATTGCTTGGAAATGTTTAAGTGGACAAATAACAAATGAAGAAGCAAATATATTAGCAACAAAAGCTTCTAATACAGGTAAAAATCCTTGGAATAAAGGAAAAACAGGGTTACAAAAATCTTGGCGAAAAGGTATTCCTAGAAGTGATGATGAAAAAGTAAAAATAAGTGAAGGCACTAAAAAGGGTATGCTAAACACTAATAAAAAAATAGGTGCACCAAAAGGCACCATACCTTGGAATAAGGGCAAAAGAAAAGAGGGGAAGTAAATCCCCTCTTAGTTTTACTATTCTTTTCTTATTATTATTAGGTCAAGTTTCTAACCCTGAATATACGGTAATAGATGTTGGCATTGTTTGCATTGGTGTTACGTGGAGCAACAGAACCATCACCAGCAGCAGTAGCAAATGGGTTGCTTACCATTCCATAACGTGTCTTGAAACCGATCTTTGGTTGGAATGTATCTTGACCGATTGCACGAACCATTTGGAGAGGAACGTAGGGGCAATAGAAGAGACCAGCGTCATAAGGAGAAGTACCCTTATAGCCGACGGTGCAGAGTTCATCACCTACAGAAGAACCACCGAAGTATGGATCGATGTAAACTTTGATGCGACCATGAAGCATACCAGCGAAGGTATTGCCGGTGTCGTCAACTTGTAGATTTGCTTGAAGAGCTGGAGTATAGTCGAGAACACCAGCCATAGCGAGAGCGGATGCAACGTCTGAGGAGACGATGATCATGTTACCCTTACCGCGGCGTGTAGCACGAGCAATAGCGTTAGCTTCACGTTCGATCTGGAATACTAGACCCTTGAACTTTTCAACTGACCAACGACCATTTGAGTCAGTATCAAGATCAAAAGTACCAGCAGAAGTTACACCATACTGAGCGCCGATTGTGGCTGAAGAGTAGATGGTGCGAACGACTTCACGGTTGATTTCAGCAAGAACCTCAGTTGAGAGGATATTTGCTAGTTCAGTCTCAGCGTCTAGACCATGAACGGCTTTGAGGTCTTGAGCGAGTTCCATGGTATATTCTGCTTTGAGTGCACGGCTACGAGCGGTAACAGTTACCTTGTCGATAGCAAATGCCATTTCAGCAAATTGGTTAGTAGAAACGTCGCCAAGAGCTTCAGCTTGGGCTGTGGTCATGCCGCGGCCATAACCATATACGTCATCGTCAGTTAGAGCGAAGACAGGGTTGGTATTGGAAATTGAACCACGGGTATTACCGTTGGCGCCAAGATGATTGGTGCCAGAGAATGCACTGTTAGCTTCGTTGAAGAGAGCTTCAGTACCAGCTTGAGTCTTATACTTTGAACGCATTGCGAAGATTAGGCCTGTTGGACCAGTCATTGGCTGAACGCCGCAAATGTCATATGCAATGAGATTTGGTAGTGCGCGCCGAACAAGTGAGATTAGAATTGGATCGTATGAACCAATGTTTGTGCCAGAACCAAGACCGCCACCAGCGTTGGTGGGAGCGACTTCGTTTAGCTGACGCGATTCTTCAGCCATAGCCTTTTCTTGGTTCTCAAGAATAATGGCTGTAACAGCACGACGATAGGGATCTTTGATTTGTGAAAGACCATCGTGGTCGAGAACAGGTGACCACTTTCTTTCGAGTTGCTCTGTCAAATACATATTGTTTTATTCCTTCTTTTTCTTTCTGTGGGATTTATTTGAAATCCATTATGTTGTTTTCAGTTTATTTATAATATTCTTACTTTGGTAATGATTTACCTAGAGCACGGACATAAGCATTCATAGGTCCTTGCAATTCTTCTGCGATGAATGATTTCCCATCAGCATCTTCAACATGATCAAGTGAAGATTGTGCTGTTACTGTGTTGGGGAAATAACTCTCTTTGAGAGTATGAATCTTGCGAGCATATTCATCAGTTGAGTTGAAATCAATGTTTTCAGCAAGAGCAAATAGCTTGTCTGCTTGTGTGTCAGTTAGACCAGTGCATGCACCTCTAAGGACTTCATACTTCTTAGATTCAGCAAGCATCTTGTTGAGAGAAACATTGCGTTCGATTTCTTCGTTTAGTTTGCCTTCAAGTGCTTCGACCTTTTCAGCAAGACCTTCAACGATGGAAACTTTTTCTTCTGGAACATCGATGTAATGTTCAGCGAATAGATTGCGAAGACCAGAAATGAAGTCTTCAGTTAGTTCTGAACGAAGACCAGTTTCAATGGCAACTTCGTTTTCAGCAACCCATTGTTCAACAACATAGTTGAGATAGTCATCAACTTGCTCTGTGAGTTGATCAAGGATAGCAGAAACTTCTTCTTGAAGTGATTCAGCATATGCTTCTTCAATGACTGATAGTTCTTCTTGAAGTCTGGTATTGACAGCAGATTCAAAGATAGTTTCAGCCTTTACACGGAACTCTTCGGAAAGTTGTTCGCCATCTAGAAGAGCGTCAACATGCTCTTTCATCATTTCTTTCATTTTCTCTTTTTTATGTTTGGCTTTTTCAGCTTTCATATCTTCTTTTTCTTCATGTGATTCTTCAGAAACAACTTCAAAGTTCTCTTCAATCGCTTCAGCGATTTGATCCTCAGAGTAACCTTCTTCAATCATAGCGTCGATGAAAGCCTCGAGTTCTTCGGACATTTCAATTTCTTCTTCTAGTTCAGAAGTGATAAATGGTTCTTTATCTACTATAACTCTATTGCCGTTAACTTTAATAGCATGGGTTTTTTCTTCAACACCATCATTATGTTTAGCTGTATGATTACCATACTCATTTGTGTGAAAAGTAACTTTGCCATCACCATGAATACGATTGAGAGCATTAGTTACAAATTTTTTATGCTCTGAAGAAAGACCTTTATTAGAATCTTCTTTATCTTCTTCAGCCTTCTTGGCTTCTTTGATTTGACGATAGAGTTCTTGAAGCTTCTTCTTCTTATCTTTTTCCTCTTTTTCCTCTTCTTCCATTTCCTCAGCCATAGACATCTTCTTCATGGGCTCTTGAGGAACAGCAGATACGCCTGAACGTGATGAATCTTTCTTTGTTTTACCAGCAGCACGAGCACCTAGATTATCAACTGGTGCACCAGATGTTGGTGTTTGACCGCCAAGGTCTTCTTGCTCACCTGTTGGAGGCATAGAACCTGGATTTACGATTGGACCTTCTGCGCCTCGTGAACCTGGGCGAAGAGTTGCCATATTTGGTGTCATTGACTTAGCGCCACGATCAGGATCTCCAGCGTCCATTGGGCTGACGGAAGGAATCATACCTTCTTTCATCAAGATCGCCTTTGCTGTTTCTGTTAGAGACTTACCCATTGTTGAAAAACTCCTTTTATATGGTTATTCTATTTATATTTCTTTAGATTTTGCGAATGTAGTTCTCAAATAGCTTGAGTGCTGTTTCTTCTATCTCTCTACGGCTTAGAGTTTTGATATGTCTTCTTGTGTCTTCTGCTGCTTCTGCCATTTTCCAGTGACCATTATCAAAGTACCAATCAACTGATTCCATGATCCCACTTACGAAAGCATCAGGTGCAGAAGGATCAGCCACAATGTCAGCAGCCGTAGCAAGTTTGAAATCATCTTGGACTAATTGAAATCCATTTTGTGGTTTCAGTGATCCAACGCCTCTAGTTGAAACGCCTAGATTCGCACCACTGTCAAGCAATCCTTTTACTATATTACCCATTGGAGTATCAACAATCTTTGCTTTGCCAATGAAGTTATTGCCATCAGGATACAGTTTAGATATCATGTGAGATACACGATCAAGGTTAATAGATGGTGTGTCAGGATGCCCTAGTTCACCATAAGCACGATTCTTATTTAC